GTATCAAGTTCGTCTTGATTTACCTCACTATCTTTTTGCCACATTTCCTGGATGACTTCCAGGGAAATACTAGACTTCTTTTCCATCAATGTCGATCAAATCAAAAATAGTATAACGGAATGTACAAGTTGCGGTGTAGTATTGCTGCTCCTGCAACGTTGCATCAAAAGGAATTCCCGAAAGAAATGTTGGAAACAAATCTTTGAAGATTACCTTACCAGCAATTTGATAATTGCTGTTCAAAATTAATAATGTACCATCAGATCTTTCACTATACGGATCATCAGCATCCGTATTTGGATAAAATCTATTTTTTGTTTGTAATTCAGAGTATTGTGCAATCGATTTTGGATAACCTAATGATGTCATCCACTGATAGATTTGATGATAATTTTCTAATTCCTCATCTACCATAAAGTTGATTGTTAAATCTTCATATCTAAGTTTGTCTCCTGGTACAGGAATATCTTTTAGATATGTTGATTGTACTGCACTGCCCAATGTCATCCCTGGTAAATTTGCTTTATTACAAAGAAAATCTACCTTTGGACACCTATTGATGATAAGTTTGAACCCACCTAATGACAGAAAGTTTTTATTTGAAACTTGCTGTAGGGTACAAGGATTATTGGACAAATCAGCTTCCCAAGATAGGACTATTTAGTAGCGATACTCTTCGATCTTATCAAGAACTCTGTCAAGGTATCTGTTTGCTAGTCCCTTCATATCCATATCATGACGGATGTGATCATTGAAAAGATCTCTCTTTAGGTTTAAAACTGCTACTTTAATTTCTTCTTTTGAAATTTGATTTTTAGGCATTGTTCATCTCATCATGTGCTAATTTAAGTATGTAATAAATGATATAGGCAGTGCCTGCTAATCCTATTCCAAGCAACCAAATTACACTCCATACTGGGTCAGTCATGAAATCATCTCCATTGCCCTTGTAAGCTCAATATAATGATTCATCTCATCCACTGCGATCTCAGCAATTTTGGTGTCCTCCTGGTGATCCCAGAAGTAATCTAGGTAGGTTTCTGTTGCGTGATATTCGATGCCTGCGTTCAGGTGATAAGCAGAAACGGGAGCAATAGAATAATAAACCACCAGAATCCAATAATAGATGAGAACCAGATGATAAGCGAAAAAGCGATCAAACCAGCGACCGCTTCCGCCACGCGACTCCATTTCAATGAGATGTTCTGTTTCATTGACTGTCTGTGCAAAGTGTTCTTTCATCAGATAATAGTGTGCTTCTGTTCTCAATCCTAGACTTTCTCTAAGATGTAGCACACTTAGAAAGGCAAAGTATGGTGCTCTAGCAATCGTCTCAAGCACCCAAAATCTTTGTATTGGTAATCCACGATAGATAAAGTCAATAATTGCTACCGTGATGTTTAGGATAGTATCGTTTAGTTTCTTCATGATGGGTATGCGTTATTAAGACCCCAATAAACAAAATATCCAATTAAACTCAAAATTATTGCTGATTTCATAAGCACGTTCATAGTGGTGCTAAACTCGGCTTTACTATGTATTCATACCTAATAAAAAAGGACCCCCTTTTGTAAGGAGGTCCTGATAATTGTGATCTTGGATCACATTAGGTTTTGTACCTTTACTCTTCTGTAGTAACGGTTGGTGTTTTCGGCAATACGACCAGCACCAACGCCAGTGCCTTCTGCGAATGGGTTTGCGACCATGCCGTAGCGGGTCTTGAAACCAATCTTTGGTTGGAAAGTATCTTGTCCAACGGCACGAACCATCTGGAGTGGAACGTATGGGCAGTAGAAAATACCAGCGTCATATGCGCTAGAACCCTTATAACCCATTACATAGTACTGATCTGCGCTTAGGTTTGCAGCGAATGGATCGATGTATACCTTGAAGCGACCGTTTAGAGTGCCAGCAAAGGTGTTGCCAGTATCGTCTACAGTTAGATTAGCGTTAAGTGCAGGGGTGTAATCTAGTTGACCAGCAGCAGCAAGTGCAGAAGCAACGTCAGCAGAGCAAAGAATGATATTGCCCTTTCCTCTACGAGTTTCTTGTGCAATAGCGTTAGCATCACGCTCTAGCTGGAACATTAGACCCTTGAACTTCTCAACCATCCAACGACCGTTGGAATCAACGTCTAGGTCGAATACGCCAGCGGTTGCAACGTTGGTTTGAGCGCCTGTTCTAGCAACCTTGTAGATGGTACGGATGATCTCACGGTTGATCTCAGCAAGAATTTCAGTGCTGAGGATGTTTGCTAGTTCAGCTTCAGCATCAAGACCGTGGATTGCCTTAAGGTCTTGTGCTAGTTCTAGCGAGTACTCTGCTTTGAGTGCTCTTGACTTCGCGGTTACGCTAACTTTCTCGATTGAGAAAGCCATCTCACGGAAGTCGTTTGTTGTACCGTTATCGCCAAGTGCTTCTAGTGCTTGGGTGTTGAAACCTTGACCTAGGTTATAGGTGTTAGTTGTGCCACCATTTAGGATCGATGGATTGGTTCCTGATTGTGCAGTTGTACCAAAACCAACGCTAGTACCATCATCAGCACCACCAGTGTAGTCGCCTTGAGTTAGGTTAGCAGCACTGTTCTGAGCAGAGAATGCAGAATCTGGCTCGTTGAAGAATGCTTCAGTACCACTCTGGTTGTCATAACGGGTTCTCATCGCAAAGATAAGACCTGTTGGACCGTTCATTGGCTGAACACCTGCTAGGTCATAAGCGACCAAGTTAGGCATCGCACGGCGGATTAGGCTGATTAGAACTGGATCGAAACCTGCAACTGGAGCAGCAGCTGAACCCGAGAAACCTGGGTTGCCAGTTGAGGAAGGATCAGTATTGATTGTTGGAGGTGCTTCAGTTAGGAAAGCACGCTCTTCTCTTAGAAATCTTTCTTGGTTTTCGAGAAGTTGGGCAGTAACTGCTCTTCTGTGGCTGTCCTTGATTGAATCAAGTCCATCTGCCTCTAGAAGAGGAGCCCACTTCTTCTGCAATGCAGCAGAATTAAACATGGTAGTTGCTCCGTTTTGGGAAAGTGTTAGTGTTTACGAAAAAATTAATCAGTTGAACTTAGTCAACGCATTTAAATATGCTGCCATTGCTGGAGAAACATCTTCAGCAATTGCGTCTTCTGAATTGACTTCTTGTGAATAAGTTACAGGTTTAGAAGCAAAATATGCCTCACGTAGCGTAACAAGTTTTTCACGGTATAGTTCCTCACTATCAAACTCAACACCTTCAGCAAGACTTGCTAGTTTTTCCTTTTGGGAAAGTGCAAGACCCTCACTTACTTCATCTAGGATGTTGTCCGAAACAGATTCCGATAAACGCTTGGTTAAAGCGATATTGCTATCAATCTGTTCGTTGAGTTTTGTCTCCATTTCATCAAGTTTTTGGACCATAGCCTCAAGAACATTATATTTTTCTTCAGGGATTTCTACATAATGTTCTTCAAAAAGGTTCTTGAGACCAGTCATGAAGGACTCCGAGAGTTCACCTCTTAGTCCTGTCTCAACCTGTAGTTCGTTTTCGTTGATCCATTCATTAGAAACATACTCTAGATATGAATCAACACGCTCGGTTAGTTCGCCCTTGATTGCTTCAACTTGCTCAACAAGAGCTGAAGCATAACGGTTCTCAAGTGTTTCTCTTAGAGAACCGATCTTTGAACGAACCGCTGCTTCAAAAACAGTTTTTGCTTTTTCTTGGAATTCTTCGGAAAGTTCTTCGCCTTCTAGAAGTGCCTTTACATCTTCTTCTAGATCTAGATCTTCTTCTTCCTCTTCTTCTTCTGGTGCTTCTTCAACCTGATCTTCTAGTTCTTCAGTCTCAGCAATTACTTCCTCTTCTTCTTGCTCAACTTCTTCGTTAGCACCACGACCATATCCAGATGCCTTTAGTGCAGCAGGACCAGGTAATTGTATTTTACCAGCAGTGCCTTTGAATTGAACATCACCAGACTGAGCAAAAGATGCAGAAGGTGTCTTCATCTTATTGCTATCATCGTCAGGCTTTGAATTCTGAGGAGTTGGACCGCCAAGATTCTCGATAGAACCAGCGTCAGGTACATAGTTGGGTGCTTTTGGCATCGCATCAGCAGCCTGAGCACCACGGGTTACCTGGTTTTCCATCTCATGTAGTTCGTTATTAACGGTCATTTTTTCTTTCCGAGAATACCTAGAATTTCTGTTATTATTTATAAATTATAGATTTGATAGGAAGTTTCCGAAGAGACGTAATTTATTTGCCTCTAAGATATCCTTGTCTACCAAAGTATTTATTGTCTTCTTAATCTGTTCACATTGAACCTCACGTAAAACTCCACCATCCCATACCCATTCTTTACCTTCCATGATGCCATCAACAAAGGCATCAGGAGCAGAAGGATCTGCTACGATATCGGCAGCAGTTGCTAACATGAAATCTTCACCAACATAATTAACACCATCCCTTTGGATGATGGATCCCATTCCTCTTGAGGATACACCAAGTTTTACACCTTCTCCAATTAGTGAAGATGCAATCTTACCCATTGGTGTACTAAGGATTTGTGCTTTACCAATGAAGTTATTACCTTCTTGTGTCAAAGCAACAATCTTATGGGAGACACGATCAAGATTAATTTGAGGACCATCAGGATGACCTAGTTCTCCAAGAGCACGACCTTTATCAATAAAAGATTCACTGTAACGCTTTACTTCATTAACCAATGTGCCGATTTGATAGCAACGCTTATTGCGATTGACTACCTCAGCTTGAAGGAATGGTCCTTGAATGTAAAGTGTTTTCTTACCGTTTTTTTCTTCGGTAATAACTTCTACTGCTTCGATCTCTTCGGAAATTAGTTTCATCCTAATTGTACCTCGTGAAGATGCATTGTTGATCCTGATACTGTTTCTGGTGCCATTACAAACACAACAGATCTAGCAGCTGTTGCAATTCCAGTAAATGCAGTAACAATACCCGAGGTATTTACATTTAAAGTAATTGTTTGTTTATAATCATTCCATTGTTGTGGTGAAGAAATTGCTGTAATTTCTTTATGAATAATTGCATTATTATATGCAGCAACAGATGAACCTATTAAGGTAACTCTGTTACCAACTCTAAGTTTAGTATCTGGATGATTTAGAGTTAGAACTGTAGTTGATCCAGTTTGAATACCAGTTACAACTGCTTTAGCAGGATGAGCATACCTATACAATAATTCAGCACTGGGATTTATATGAAATGAACTAATTCCAGCAGGATCTGAAGTAGTATTACAAATTCCAATATGCCCACCTTTTCCAACATCATTGCAACAAACATATAAAACACCTGTTCTAATTATAAATGGTTCACTATTTTTAGAAGTTGTATTGTTGGATGTAAGTTCTCCAATATCATTTACAAGAGTTAATGGTTGTGATGCGCTCATTCTTCCTCTGCGGTTTCGATTTCATCTTCATTTTCAGTCTCAATTTCTGCCCCAAATAAACCAGCAGCTGCTGCTGGTTTTAAAGCATCAACCTTTTCACTTGCCTTACTGAGCAAAAGACCTTTGATATAATCGGAAATTTCTGATGATGGAGCATCAGAAACTACCAGATCAACTAATTCTGCAGAATCCATAATTTGTAAAAATGCCTGTATTTATTTATATCTTAGCCTTTTTGATGTTTATTGATGGTGCTTCTGTTGATCCACCATCTTTTTTCTTTTCAAGATCTGGTTCCATTTGTCTCATGCCAAGATCATTTTGCATTTGACCTTGCATGATTGAATTTTGAGTTTCTAATGGAACCCCAACACCCATTTCATTTTCACTTTCCATTTCTTCTTCCATTTCAATAATCTCTTCATCGGTTTGACGAAGGATTTTACGTTTTACATAATCTCTTGAATAATATGTTCCGATATAAGGTTCAATTGCGACCATTAAATTAAGACGCTCATTCATTAGTTCTGTATCTTTGAGTTCTGCAAAATGATTATCATAGATGTAATCGAATTGAATGTGCTCTGTCATGTTTTCCCAGTCTTCTGGGGTTACAATATTCTTTAGAATAAGTTGTGTCTTTAAAAGATCTAAGAATAAAGCACTGAAACGTTTTCTTAGACGACCAACAAACTTACTAAACATCAATTCATCACGAAGAATTTCTGATGAACGTCCTAGATTAAAACCACTATCAGCACCAATTCTACTATCGGGAACATTTAGAGATCTGTAAAGTTTTTTCTGGAAGTATTCAACGTCTGTAAGTTCTCCTAAGTTTTGTCCACCAGGAAGTGTAGTAATTTCTGTACCACGACCACCTTCGCGTCTTGGTAACCAGAAATCTTCTAGCATTGACATGAACTTTTTATCGTCCTTGATTTCACCAGTGTTTGCATCGTAAACAAGTTTGTTACGATAACGGCTCATAACATCACGAAGATATTGTTCTGCCTTTACTTTTGGTAAGTTACCAACATCAATATAGAAAATACGACGCTCTGGAGCACGAGATAGTCTATAGATAACAAGACTATCTTCAATCATTCTAATTTGATTAAGTGCTTTGATTGCTTTGTGTAGATATGAAAGTGTTAAATGTTTATTTCTATCTACAAGACCTGAAGTAACATAACAAATAGCATCTTTTGCAATTCTTATTCCTTTACCAGCTACTGATCCGTACTTTTGAGCAACACCTTCTGGATAGTAAGTATAAAATTCTACTATATCAGCATCTTTAGTAGAAGTAACATCCTCACCATAAGGTCTTGCTGGTAATGCTTTTTTATCATTAGGACGAACTCTCATGAGTTTCATCTTCAAGGCATCAATATATCTTACTTCTTTGATACCTTCATCTGGTTTTTGTAGATCAATTACCTTATGGTAATACAACCTACCATCAATATACCAATTCCTAAAAATTTCGTGAGACTTCTTATCAAATTCAAGTAAATCTTTCACATACTTGAATTCTTGTCTAATTACTTTTTTAAGTGAAGCACTAACTTGAAGATTATCTAAATCAATTTCTACTGGACTATCGTTCATATCAGAAACGATAGCTTCATTTACAACGTGTTCAACAGCAGTATCGCACTCTGGATGCAATGCCATGTCACGATACTTCTTGATAATATCAAATTCTGTTCTGAAGACACCTTCAATATCAACATATTGACCATAAAAACCTGAAGAAAGATAATAGTCAGACCCGTCCTCATTATTTGGAGGAACTGGGCTGACTATGCCTTTAGACTTCTTTTCTTCATCATCAATCGAAAAACCAAAAAGTTTCGCCATTATTATAAAAAACCCTTTGGTCTATTTATCAGACTACGGAATCGGTGTTTGAACCTGTATATGCTTCCCAGTACTGGACTTGCAGTGTTACTTGGAACTCCGAAATAACATCAGCACTGTCGTAGGAAAGTTCAATAGCACCAACTGAACTTGGCCAACATCCATACATCTTGTAAGCACGCTTCACTGGGAGTGGAGCAGAATTTTGTCCACCTGGACCAGGAGTTGTTTCTGCACGACCTAGTTGAGATACAACCCAATCAGCATAGTAATCTGCTGGATTGATCGTACCAGAACCGTCAGATACCTTAGTGATGTAGTTTGACCACTTCTCAAATGCTTCTCTTAATTGGAAGTCAGCATCGTTGATAACTGTGATTGTCCATGGATCAAATCTTCTGTCACCAGCAACTTTGAGTTGTCTACCACGGAAAGGAACGATAACTTCTGCAATATTTGATGCTGGAAGTTGAGCACCCTTGATGAGCATTCTATGTGAAATATCACCAATCTGATCAAAAATTCCATTCCCTGATGGGAAATTCATTTCTACTTCAAATAGGTTTGGTCTTGAACCACCTTGAACAAGTCTTGACTTAAAGCTGTCAATTGTTCTTTCATTATTAGGAATATTGAAAATGTTTGTGTTCTGTAATGGCATGGTTTTGTCCTCCTATTATCAAACGGTGCCGACGATTTCGGAGAACGAAACTCCCGTTCTCGTCGCTATGAACGTTAGACCGATGAAGTTAATCGATCTTGCTGGCTTCACGTAGATGTCAGCAATAAATTCATTACGATCAATTACGTCAGGTGTGTTATTTGTTTCATCACAAACAACAAGGAATTCAGTTACACCTCGTTTCGCTTGAACATCACGTAGATATGGTTCAACGATATTTACAAAGTTGGATCTTGTTCCAGCATCGTTGAGTTCAAAGAGTTGTGCCTTAGCAGCATTTTCAATTGCCTTTTCAATTGTAATGAATAGGCGTCTTACGTTGATGCGATCAAATGCACTTTCAAATGCTAGTCCTGTCTTATCTCCGAAAAGAATAATACCAGCACCAGGTGATGCGATGATTGGATTAATTCTATTAGAATATAATCTATCTCTTGCATCTTGACCTGGGTTAAATGCAAGTTTCACAGCAAAGTTTAGAGAACCTCTACTTGTTCCTGCTGGTGAGAACCATGGGAACTGATCTCTATCGGTTCTTACACATAAACCTGCTACGTCATTTGAGCAAGGAATATATGCAAATCTCTTGTTAAAGCGATCATAAACGTACTGGTAACCACTATTAAATACAACATAGGATGATGAAGTAAGTGGAGCAAAGAAACCTAAAACGTTTGTTAGTTGTGTGCTTTCACTTGTAACGTTTACAACGCTATCTCTGTTAGGAGAAATAAATGCTACACAATCTTTACGACCTTCACAGATTGAAATTAGTTTATTTGCTTTTGCTTGCTCTTCTTCCTTAGACTTAGAAGCACTACCCTGTAGTAAGAACCTAATATCGCTATTTACAGGATCCGATAGTTTATCATATGCAGTTAAGAGATCACCAAGTGGAGCATCATAGTAACCAACTCCTAGGTAGTCTTTACCGTTAGTTAGTCTATAAGAAGCATTACCTAGTGAAGCGAATGTAATGCTCTGAGCATTTTGACCCCAAGCACTTGCTGCAGCAGTAATTGGAACAACTCCACTGCTAAATCCAGATGGACGTGATCTTGTTCCCCAATAAGAATCAGTTGAGTTTACTGGAGATAGACCAGCATAAACATATTGAGAATTTTCTGCAAGATAATCTTTATAGTATACTGATTTCTGTGGAGAAATTTCAGCATCTTTTGCCTTTGAAAGATTACCAAACTTCTCTAAGATTGCTCCTACAGTTCCAGTTACAGATCCTGAAGCATCAATAACTACAACGTTTAGACCATCATTGCGTCCACTTCTTTGGGAGACATATGAGTTTGTTCCTGGTTTTGCAAGAACCGATCTCCAAGATAGTGTAATTGCATCAGATCCACCATCAGCAACACTGGTTAGAACATTCTGCTGATCGTACCAGTCGGTTAGTGCTTTACCACCAGTCATGATACCAACGTCACCGATGGTAGCAGATGAGAAACCAATATTGGCAGTGGTGAACTGATATAGTGAATTTGCTTGATAATCAACTGCAGTTTCTGTTTCGCTGACAACGTAACTTACAACTTTAACATCAACAGAACTTGCACCAACACCAGTAACAACACCTTTTAGATATCCACTTGCTGCTGCAGTTGTACCGATACCGATTGATACACCACTTAATGCTTGAGTTATTGCATAACCAACTTGAATTCCATGAGAACCAGTAGTAACACCAGTGGTTACAACCATTGTGGTTGAGATACCAGAAATTCTTTGGTCTGCAGAAGCGTCAATTACGCAAACTTTAATATTCTCCGCCCAGTTTCCTGGGTTCTTTGCTGCCCAGTAGAAAGAACTATCAGAAGTATGATTGTTATTGTAATCATCAAAATTATCAACACGTAGAGTTGTTGTTGATGCAATGCCAACTCCAGCATTAGCATTACATAGTTCTCCACCACCTGCTCTGACTACATCTAACTGTCCACCATACGATAGGAAGTTCGATGCTGCGTACCAACTTTCGTAGTGGTAATCAGTTAGACCAGCACCAGGTCCACCAAAAACTTCTACTAATTCCTTTTCATTTGTAACTCGTACAATTTCATTTACAGGACCTTTTTTAAAAGGTGCTGCAATACCTGCAGCGACGTTTAGTGTTGCATTTACGCCGCCACGGGTTAGATCTACCTCTCTTACACGAATACCTGGAGATGCTAACTGAAGTGCCATTCTAAACTCCCTGCAGTAACCCTAATTTTAGACTAAAATTATTTATAAA